TTCCATCATCAATAATATCTGGTAGCCCTGTTATGTATTTATTTGAAAATCTTTCCGTATTTTTAACAAAAGGTTTCTTTAAGTACATAGACAATAAATCAATCGATTCTTGCTCTACTTCAATACCTTTTTTCATTTGCTTTGTTTGAATATCTTTACTCCTATTATACTTATTAGAAATATAAACATCAAGCAAATGTCTTTGTGCGGTCTTAGAAAGTAACCCAGCTTCTTTGTCTGCTTTTGTTACTGGCTCAGTCATTATATATCCTACAGAGCTTGCTCTGATTAGTGTTTCATTCCAATTCATAGTTATAAAGATTTATGTTTAGCGTTATAAGATTCCAATACCTCCGGATTATTTTTAGCCATTAATTCCCAAGCCCTTAACTCTTCTTTAGTATTGCAAGCATTTATAAATTCTATTGTTTTTTCAGCTAAAGATTTTTTAGATTGGGTAGGAATAATTTCATCTGGGATTTCTTGGTAAAATTCATTTAAATCTTTTAATTTAATTACATTTTGCTTGTGATATTCTTCTACAAGTTCTCTTGCGTAATCAAGAGCTTTATTAGCAGATTCGCCTTCATTAAGGGCAAATTCAACACCAATTTTTTCAGAAGAATAGTTTCCTAGGTTAAATGTTCTAGTGTAGTTAATAGTTTGTATGTGCATAGTGGTTTATTTTGTTCGGTGTACAATTGTTGCATTATCAGTGGCTGTAATTTTAAATAATTTGTCTTTGTGTGCTTCTTTTTTCTTTAAATTGGATACCATAACCATTACGGAAGTGTATGGGTTATCTAACCTAAGATGCCCGCCTAATATCAAATCGGCTACCTTACTGGAAACCGAATCGGGAGAAATGTTTCTTGCCATGTTGTGTGTTTTGGGACAAAATTAATTTAATTAATTTAATTAAAAAAATAAATTTAATTAAATATTTGTATATTTGCATTGCATAAGACATAGTTAAAGGGTTTTACTAGTTATCGCTCCTAAGTTTCTACTTGGGAGCCTTTTTTTGCTTATTTGTCAAGTTATAGCTTTACGACAGGGGGAGGTCTAGTCAAGTATCAGCTTTACTTTATCCCTTTAAAGTAAAATAACAATTCTTATATGTTACTTTAATGACACTTTATCGTATGAATAAGTGTATGAATCCTACAATTATATGCATGAAATATTAATAAAATTCATGCAACTATGGTACCAATTTGGTTACAAAAGTTTGCTAATAGAGAACTTTATCAATCACAAAAGTTACCTAATAAAGCAACTTTGAGCCGATAATGAGCGATAATTGGCTCATGTTTGAGCGATAAAAAACCCCATGTCATTCTAAAACATGGGGCTAAACTACTAAATCTACAAACTATGATAACCACCGTAAAAATACAAATTATTTTTCAATAAATTTCTTTTTTACCAAGTTTAGCTTTGCCCTGTATTCTAGGATTAAGCCTTTTAGCTCATCTTTTGTAGGTTTTGTTGTTTGCCTAGCTGTTTCTCTTAAATATTCAACTATGGCATTATTTTCCTCGTGTAATTTGTATTCAAACTCTTCTATATTACCAGTTTTAAAGTAATTACATTCCATGCACTGTGGTCTGCAATTAGCTTCTAGCCATCTTGTACCTAAATTTGACCTGCCCATAAAATGACCGCATTGTATTTCTGCAATCGTATGTTTTTTACTGCAAGTATAACATTCAACAATACCAGTTTTATCTGCATATCTATTTCTAATGTATTGGCTAAATACATGGTCAAGGTCTTGAACAAGATTCTGAAAACTTTCTGTATCATCTTCAAATTCTTCTAATCTTTTTTGCGTAGATTGTACGGTAGCGCATTGTTTACACATTTTTTTAGAAAACCAATAATCAATGTTGCCACAATTAACGCAACGTTTTTTCTTTGTTATTATTGTACTATTGTATGCCATCTTTTTTTATTTTATTTCGTTCTTGATTTTTAATTACTGGTTTATCTAATTTTTCTTGACCTTTTTTACTAGTATATAACATCTGTATGTCAAAGTAAAAATCTTCTTTATCATCTTTGGTTAGGTCGGGATGGTTTTTAATCCTGTGCATAATTTCATCTTCGGTTATCCATCTTTCCATTTGTGTAGTTTGTTATTTATAAATCTATATTTACCAATGTATTTACCTTTCTTCCAAAACTCAATAACTAAATCTAATCTTTTAGCCATCTCGTATATTAGTTCTCTATTCTCCATAAGTTTGGTTGTAATAATTATCTGATAAAGTTCTATTTATATCTCTGTATTGTAACATATCAAATTCAGACTGACCATTTATATGAGCTTTTTTTATATCGTCTTTTTCTTTTTGTAAAAATCTTTTATCAATAGCAATAATTACGGCTAATAAATCATCAGATGCCCCATGATTTACTAATGATACAATAAAATCTCTTAAATCTTGCATTGGTGTCATGGTAATAATTTTATCAAAGATAATTAATTTAATTAAACCACAAAATAATTTTAAAAAAAAGTTAAAAATATTTGGGAATATAAAAAATAAGACTATTTTTGTTCCTCAATAATCAAAAACAAATTTATGGAAATCAAAACTGAATTAAGACTCCACGAGAGAATTAAAGAGGCTTTAGATGGGCGTACACAAAGGTGGTTATCACTTAATGCTAAGATACCAGAATCGGAATTATCACGAAAGATGCAGGGTAAATTATTATTTACCGATGCAGAAATAACTCGTATTAACGAGGCGTTGAAAACCGATTTTATTAACGATTAAGCATATAACATGCCAAAAGATACATTTTATTTCTCGCATGATTACAATGCAAGGAATGATGAAAAGATTAAAATGCTCATAAGAAAACATGGGATGGTGGGTTATGGTGTTTTTTGGGCTATAGTTGAAGATTTATACAATAATGCGAACGCATTGCGAACGGATTACGATGGTATTGCATATGATTTAAGGTTGCATAGCGATATTGTAAAAAGCGTAGTAAATGATTTTGATTTATTTGAAATAAATGGGGATTATTTTGGTAGTTCTTCTGTTCAAGCAAGATTAGACCAAAGAAATGAAAAAAGTCTAAGCGCAAGAAAATCAGCTAGTTATAGGTGGAATAAAAAAGAAGAAGATGCGAACGCATTGCAAACGCTATCCGAAGGCAATGCTAAAAAGGAAAGGAAAGGAAAGGAAATAAAAGGAAAGGAAATAAATAATACAGTGCCGCCTCTTCAAGAATTTTTAGAATATTGCAAGAAAAACCTTGAGCAAAATAAATTTGTGTATAGCGAGTATGAATATTCTTTAAAATCAAAATATGATACTTGGGTGGCTAATGGTTGGAAAGATGGGCATAATAAACAAATTAAAGACTGGAAGGGTAAAATTCGCAACACTATACCCTTTTTAAGACCAATACAGACACTTTCTAATAAAAATGGAGGGAAGTATCAAAAAGAATTAGAAACCGCTAGAAACGCCTTTAAACCAATTTCTGAATAATGATAACAATTTTTAAAAACATTTTTTCTAAGGAACCAAATTACATTTCTGTTGAAGCCGCGTTAAAAAGAATACAAGAAGGTAAAAGTAAATTAACTGTATCTGAAATCAGAGATACGATTGATAAAGAAAAGGCAAATAAGATAAAACTTAACCTTCCTTCAGTGTGTTTTAGTGGTAAATTTGGAGTAGATAGGACTGATGCTCAGTTAATTACGCATAGTGGGTATATAGTTTTAGACTTTGACAATGTATTTGAAATTAGAGATAAGCAAAATGAGATTATTTCACATCCATTTATTTATGCTTGTTGGATAAGCCCTTCTGGAAATGGATTAAAAGCTTTGGTAAAAATAGCTAATGGTCAAAAACATAGAGAACACTTTCAAGCTTTACAAGAAGTTTTTCCCGAAATTGATAAAAGTGGAATTAATCAAAGTAGAGTATGTTACGAAAGTTACGACCCCGAAATTTATATAAACAAAAAGGCTGAAGTTTTTAAGAAGATTAAAAAAACTGAAAAGGTTGTTGTTTATGAGAAAAACGATGATGACCAAAAGATATTTAAGAACGTTTTGACTTGGTTGTCTAATAAAAACGAGGCTTTTGTTACGGGAGAAAGGAATAATTTTATATTTAAGTTAGCATCGGCTTGTTGTCGTTTTGGTATTAATGAAACGGCAGCGAATTCTATGATTCATATGGAATTTATCACTAATTCTGAGTTTACAAAGAATGAAGCAGATAGAGCAATACGCTCTGCATATAAGGCTAATATAAAAAACTTTGGAAGTGCGTCATTTGATAAAGAAATTTTGGTTGATAAAGTTTCTAGGAAAGAAATAGAAGTTGAAAAAGCTGTATTTGATGAAGGATTAAAGTTAAAAGATGTTATTTATGGAATTGATGTAAAAGAACAAGCTTTACGAATATATGATGAAGGTTATGCTAAAGTAGATGGTATTGGGGTGCCTGATTTAGATGATAAGTTTAAACCAAAAAGAGGAGAGATTACAGTTCTTACTGGTATTGGTAACTATGGTAAGTCTTCATTTAAAAAATGGTATCAAGCTATGCGCATAATGTTGTACGGGGAAAAGTTTGCAACATTTTCACCAGAAGATAATCCACCAGAAGAATACTACCATGACTTTGTAGAAATTATTTTAGGATGTGATTGTAGTCCTGCGAATCCACATAGACCATCTAAACAAGTTTATGAATATGTTTATGATTTAGTATGTAAGCATATATTTTATGTTTATCCAAAAGATGTTTCACCTACTCCGCAATATGTAATGGAAGTATTTTTAGAATTGATAGTAAAAGAAAATGTAGATGGCGTAGATATTGACCCGTTTAACCAATTAACAAATGAATATCAAAAGTTTCCAAGAAGTGATAAGTATCTTGAATGGGTATTGTCTGTATTCTCAAGATTTGCGCAGATAAACAATATTTTCTTTTGGATAATTGCTCATCCTGTTAAAATGATAAAAGCTTCTGATGGGAACTATCCTTGCCCCGATGTATTTGACTTAACTGATGGTGCAATGTGGAATAATAAGCTAGACAATATACTTGTATATCATAGACCTTTTGCGCAAACCGACCCTAGCAATCCGTCTTGTGAATTTCATAGTAAAAAAAT